TGCGATGAGGCGCTGATAAAACTTGGGCTAGCCAAGCGCGTTTCAGATGAAGAGGCTGACGATCAAGATGAAGTATCTACAATCCAATATGCTGACTAGTCATGTTCAAATACCTATTCAAGATCTACAAGCTCCGGCAGTTGATGAAGCTGCGTAACTGGCACAAGTCAGAGCAAGACGTTTATCGCGCTGTTTTTAGTAAACTAACTGATGAAGGCAACCCCTCTAAACACATTGCCTATGACCTGTACACCTACCATGTCGAGCAGGAACGCAAGCTAGAGAATCAGATAAAGCTATACGAATAAACCCTATCTTTACTATCAACTATGGCACAGTTCCCCGATCAGTAGAACATGAGCCGTAAAACGATGAATCATGGGAGCACCGATAGGCAATAAGTACGCAGTAGGGAATAATGGAGGTCGGCCGGCGCACTTCTCAACACCCGAAGATTTGATACTCAAGATTGATGAGTATTTCAACGAACTAGACGAAAACGAACCGGTTACAGTAACAGGTCTTTGCCTACACTTGGGGTTCAGTTCGCGCAGTTCAATGGTAGATTACGAAAAAAGAGGAGATGAGTTTTCGCACGCAATTAAAAGGGCGCGCCTTCGGGTAGAGCATGAGTACGAAAAGGGGCTTCATGGGGAGCGTCCAACAGGCGCGATATTCGGGCTAAAGAACATGGGCTGGGCCGATCGTAGTGAGGTAGATCACACCTCTAAGGGGCAAAAGATCGGAGAGCCAGACTTAACCAAATACACAGATGACGAACTACGCCTCATTGCTGACCTGCAACGTAAAGGCGGAACTAGCGAGGCGTAATTATCTCGATTTCGTCCTGTATATCAAGCCTGACTATCAAGTAAAGTGGTTTCATAAGCATTTAGCCGAACAACTTACAAGATTTGAACGAGGCGAGATAAAAAAGCTGATGGTTCTAATGCCACCTCAGCACGGGAAAGCGCTAGATATACATACTCCGATCGCTACTCCGCAGGGATGGACGACTATTGGCGCTTTGTCAAAAGGCGATAAGGTTTTCTCTGACACTGGCCAGATATGTACGGTAACGGCTGTAAGCGAGGTTTGGAAGAAACGCCCGGTTTACAGGGTTAAAACCGATGACGGTGATAGTATCATAGCAGATGCTGCGCATGATTGGGTTGTTAGGCTTTGTCGCAAGCGACCTGTGTTATCTGTTAAGTCAACAGAATGGTTGGCTAAAAGGTCCTCAATCCGTGCGCCTATGGTTTTGAGCCAAGGTGCATTAAACCTTCCAGAGACATCTTTAGAAATTCATCCCTACATGCTAGGGCTGTGGCTGGGCGATGGCTGTTCCGATCATGCCACAATCACCGCTCATGATGATGATGCAGCCTACATAAGACCTAAGCTGCATGCGCTAGGCTATCAGACCACAGATCGGAAGACAAGGCAGACCTTTGGTGTTCTAAAGCTCAAGGTTCTATTACGTAGTGAAGGCGTGCTAAATAACAAGCATGTGCCTTTGAAGTATCTCCGAGGCTCTATATCGCAACGCTTGGACCTATTGCGGGGCCTTATGGATAGTGACGGGCATGTAGCTCCGGATGGTCAGTGTGAGTTCTGTTCTACTAATAAGCAATTAGCTTTGGATGTTCAACAGTTGGTGCATTCATTGGGCTATAAAGCTTCCTTGATTACCGGCGAGGCAAGATTAAACGGGCGATATATAAGCGACAAGTGGCGCGTTATGTTTTATATGCCAAATGCCGCGTCACTACCGAGGAAAGCGATTAGATGCCGAGAGCCTAAAAAAAAGGGCCGCTATCTAACATTTGAGCCTGCCGGTGTAGCTGACACCGTATGCATTGAAGTGGACAGCCCTTCACACATGTTTCTATGCGGGCGTAGTATGCTCCCAACTCATAACAGTGAGCTAACTACGCGGAACTTCCCGGCTTACTTGGAAGGTAAAAATCCTAACCGGCGCATTGCCGTTGTTTCATATAACGATACAATGAGCAACGGTTTCAATCGTGCGATGCAACGCGCCATTGATAACGCCTCTTATCTTGAGATATTCCCTGAAACGAAGCTTAATAATAGCGATCACCACAATGTTCGGCAGCAGGATAAAGTGAGGAATACGGACCGGATAGATATCGTCAATGCAGTAGGGTCAATTATGACGATTGGCGTAGGCGGTAGCCTTACGGGTAACCCTGTTGATATTGGGATCATAGATGACCCTTACAAGGACCGGGAACAGGCGCGGAGTGAGTCGTATAAACGCTACATCCGTGAGTGGTATAGTGATGTGTTCCGAACACGTCTTCACAACGGCAGCCAAGAGCTAATTATTATGACCTCATGGGATGAGGATGATCTATGCCAATGGTTGCTTAGAAAAGAGTCAGACTGGCATGTTGTGAAATTCCCGGCAATCCGGGAAGCGAATGAATCCAGCTATGATCCGCGTGAAGTGGGTGAGGCATTGTGGCCAGAAAAGCACAGTGCCGAAAAGATATTAGCGGTTAAGGCTACATCGCAGGTAACTTTCAATGCCCTCTATCAGCAGGACCCCAAGCCAAATACCGATATTCTAATCTTTGGGAACTGGCAGGAATGCGAAGAACTGCCCGAAGATGATAAAGTATTTTGGGGGTGTGACTTTGGATACACAAATGATCCTACGGCTATCGTGAAGACGGTGCGGCAAGGTGATAAGATCTATCTAAAGGAATGCTGTTATCAGCCTTGCGGCGATGAGCATGGCATAAAAGCGATTCTTGTTGCTAACGGATATAAAAGCGGGCAGCCGGTCTATTGTGACCATGATAAGGAACTTGCTGCAGCACTTCGCCGGGTAGGGGTAACGGCTATATTCGCTCAAAAGTCTATAGGGGCGGGTATTGCTAAGGTTAACACCTTCCAGGTGTTCTTCACCGAGGACAGTCCGAATATCCGGACTGAGCGCAGTAAATATCAGTATGTGACCTACGGAGAGGTTATAACAAATATCCCAGCACAAGGCTGGGATCATTTAATGGACGCCGCACGCTATAGTATATACACCCATTACTTCCGGGCTTAGTTACAACTAACCGATTGCGTCCAGGCGCTTGTAGTGCCATCGCTGTACGCTTTATAGCTGCGGGACATCTTACGCTCATAGTCCCGGATCTGCGGCTCTGTCATGTCGCATTTAATCTCATCGGTAGATGTTACCGGACCGTTGAAGGGTTGGCGGGTTGTTGTCGTACACCGCCAGCATTGGCGCTCGTCTGTCTTAGTGCAGGATGCCAGGGTAACTATTGCTGCAATGGCGATAATGATTTGTTTCATGGTGCAAAGGTAGGTTACGGTTTCAGCTTAACATACTTAGACATTGAGGAGTTAGCAGACCTCAAGGATTCAATCTTCCTTTTTATCATTCTAGAGGCTCTAAAATAGCCATATGGCGTCAGAATATACCCCACCCCAAACATCCGGAATATACTTGCGTGTATATAATTATAGTAAGTCCCTTTGCCCGCAGTATCATTAAAAAGGCCATCGTGTTCACGCTCTGTGTACCATTCAATCTTATTGAACCCTCTAGCAAACTGCTTGAACGATGACTTTGCAAATGGCGCACCTTTCCCTTTGGTCATGTCCAAATAGGTTTGGTATTGTATCCAGATGAAAAGGCTTATTGGTATTAAAGGGATGAGGGCTATAAAAATGCCCCATGATAGGATTAATTCATTTCGACGTGTCATTGGTTATTGGTTTGTATGTTTTGAATAAACGCATTGACTGAATCAACGTAAGACGTAGACATGAGATCGTGAAATCTCACGCCTATTTCTGCGGTCTGCCGGTCATTCTCAAAATCACCGAACCCGTACCCAATAGTTCCTGATTCATCCAATATTAACCACGGGTTGAGTTTGATAAAGCTCAATATCGCGATCTCTAGCTGCCGTCTTTGAGCGGTTATATAAACCTTACGCTCGGCAATGCTTGATGAGAACAGCGTTAAACGCCGCTTTTCGTAATCATCATCTTTGAATGTTAGCGTATAGAATGGCGTCGGGCCTACGGTTGATCCGTTTAACAGGAGATCAAACCAATTGGGGCAAGCGGCCATAAATTCAATCGTGACCTTTTGCGCGTTTCTGATGATGCTGGGTGTCATCGTATTAGTTTATTGAAAGTGAATTATTGCGGTGACTCGTCAATAACGCCACTCGGCAAGATGACGTTATGATAGAGCCACAGTAAGCTAGTCTTATCAAATGTTATTGTGGTTCCATTCTCATCTACGAGTTTTGCGATGATTGAGGGATTTGATGGATCAATAGGCCCGTCAACCTTAATGATCTTCCCGGGCCCGCTGTTGATGGATCTAAATGTTACGTCACTTTTCATTGTTTGTTGGTTTTCTCCCAGCTATCCCATTTACCGGAATAGCCGAAAGTGTTGAAGAATTTCGTTATTGTCGCGGGTTTGCACCTGTTAAGCTTAATGCGGCGCATCATTTCATTGAAGTACTGTCGCCGCATACGGATCAAAGCATAAGGCTTGCACTCTTCGCGTAGTGCATTATAAACCTCTTGGTTACTCATGCGCATCATTATAAAGATCCTCCGAGCTTTCCAATAAATAGGTCGCAATCCGCTTATGAGACTCCGAAACAGATTGGTTGTCGAATCCCCTGAACTTAGTGCGGGCAGGATAGCATTTTGAAAAATGACCGTCTTCATCAACTTCAATCACAATCGCCCATCCGAAGGCATGCAATATCGAGTTGATAAATAGAAGCAGCCCCGTTTTTTGGAACTCTTCCCATGTCTTACGCTGTATGTTCTTGTTCATAGCCCAAATCTAGTGAAAACAAAACTGTTTTCCTAAACAATTTTACTAACACGCCGTCTATTTTACCTTCACATTGATTAATATATCACGCGCGTTAATGATTTGGGCTGCATCTAAACGAATTACTCCGAAGCATGGCGACACCCGAACAAGGGTGATCCGTCCATTGCTGAAGCGGGTAAATGATAGTTGGGTGTTCCTGTCGCAGATCGAACAGCTTTGGGTATATGAAGCCCGGCAAGTGCTTGCGGTCATTGAAGGCAAGCAGAAGGTCTTTGAAATCGGGGAATGGGTTAAAGTAACTGAAATCGTCGTTAAATGGCAAAGGCTTTAACCTTGGTACAGAAGTGGGAGAACGCGCCGGGCTATTGCGGCGATATAGAGGACGGCAATTACAGCCTATCCCCTATAAGCTATCGCGCGGATAACTTCCCGACGCGCGCCCGTCCTAGCGTTGACTTCATCCCGAATGGATTTGGCGGGATCATTGAACGAAACACCTGCGAACAATACTTTGAGGCCTACCGGACCTGTGGACCGCTGCAAGCGATCATCAACAAGATCGCCCAGGCACACGCAAACGCCCAACCTTGGGTCCTCACTACGTCCGGCAAGGGCAAAGGCAAGGAAGCCATGTCCGAGCAGGCAAGAGGCATACGCCGGCTGCTGAACGCGCCTAACGCATTGCAGACGCAGGATGAATTTGAGGCGCAGGGCAAGATCTATCAGAAGATCTTCGGTTATAACGCCGTCTATGTTTTGAAGCCTGCAGGGTACGAGAACTGGCAAGCAGATGAACTCTGGAATATCCCGGCATACATGCTGGATATTCGTTGGAAGGACCGCACGTTTATCCGGTTCAACCGAGATGGTCGGCGCAATGGGGATATCGAAGCGGCATACCTAATCTATGGCGGTGAGCGTATCACACTGAACTTGGATAATCTGTATTTCCAAAAGGACTTTACACCGTCCTTTGATACGGTTATGCTGCCTGAATCGCGCGTTAGAGCCGTTTCTCAGCAGGTTACCAACATCTTAGCCGCATACGATAGCCGAGGGGCATTGATCCGAGACCGAGGCGCGCAGGGCATTATTAGCAGTGCCGGCAAAGATGCCATTGGTACTACGGAAATACCCGAAGATGATGTGTTCGCCATCCAAGCGCAGGCACGGAACTATGGGGTTGCTTCACGGCAGTTCCGATACATTATGACGCGTGCCCCGCTCACGTTTACGCAGGTCGGTTTCTCCACCAAGGACCTGATGTTGTTTGAAGAGATCGAAGATGATGTAGTAGCACTGTCTAATGCCTTTGATTACCCGTCACGACTGATGGGAGTTGGCAAGACCAATGCGCTGTCGCAATCTGACGTTGAGGGCTTCAACAAGATCCTATATCAGGATAACATCATTCCCCAGGCAAAACGCGATGCGGCTTTTTGGAATAGCCTATTCGATACGCAGACGCATAAACTACAGATCGAGTATGACTTTAGCCATTTGCCTATACTGCAGGACGACTTAGAGGCGAAAGGCAAGGCGCGCGGTGCGATGGTAGACGCATACAGCAAGGAATGGGAGATGGGCGCGTGCACGATCAATGAAATGCGCATTGCGGTAGGCGATGATCCTATAGTGGCAGATGGGACCGGTAAAGCGTTCCCTGATAACGAGAACCCATACAACATGTACAAGCCAGAATACGACCGTTACAGGCAGCAAAACGGGCTGATGAATGTAGTAACCGATAACACACTAACCGATGGAACCGATCAAGGACAAGAAACCGAAGCCAGTAGTAGACAAAACGAAGCTTGAAGCCTCTAAAGCGGAGAAAGCGGTATTGACGACTAACAGCATAATCGTAACCAAAGATGGCGACTGTAAAGATTCCTGAAGGCCTTACCGGCAAATCCCTGTATGAATTCCTTGTGCGGAATAAGTCTGCTTTAGTAGCTGAAAAGAAATTCAGCACCAAGTTTGCCGACCCTTTCCACGCCTCTGTAGTCATGGATAAAGCCGGTCAAGCCACAAAGGCCGAGATGCCAACGGTACAGGATGATGGGAGCATTACCCGCGCCTGCGTCATCAATACGACGAACTGGATGGACAGCCATTCAGATGTTCACATTCCTGGCCTTTGGGATAAG